CGGAGCAGATTTATCCGTTACTGGATGCGAGGCCGAACTATTCCCGGCTCGCCTGGGATTTCCCGTCCGGCGCCCGGCTGACGTTTGCTCATCTGGAACACGAAAAAGACAAGTTCAACTGGCAGGGATCGCAGATCGCCCTGATCGGGTTCGATGAAGTCACGCACTTTTCCGCCGGTCAGTTCTGGTACCTGCTGTCGCGAAACCGATCCACCTGCGGCGTACGCCCGTACGTTCGGGCGACCTGTAACCCCGATCCGGATTCGTTCGTCGCCGAACTCATCGCCTGGTGGATCGATCCCGAGACCGGGTATGCGATTCCGGAGCGGTCCGGCGTGGTCCGCTGGTTCGTGCGCTATCACGACGAGTTGCATTGGGCCGATACGCCGGAGGAATTACGAGAGAGATTCCCCGGCATCGAACCGAAATCGCTCACCTTTATCGCCTCCTCCTATAAGGACAATAAGATCGGGCTGGAACGCGATCCCGGTTACATGGCCAACCTCGACGCCATGCCGAAAGTGGAGCGGGAGCGGCTGAAGGCGGGCAACTGGAAGATTCGGCCGGCCTCGGGCGACTACTTCAAGGCCGGCTATTTCGAGATCGTAGATTCGGCGCCGCCTATGAAGCGAATGGTCCGCTATTGGGACCGCGCGGCTACCGAGCCCAGCGCCGCGAATCCCGATCCGGACTGGACGGCCGGCGTGAAGATCGGTCTGGGGGATGATGACTATATCTATATCTGCCACGTGGAGCGGTTCCGCGGAACGCCGGGTAAAGTGCTGCAGCGGGTACTCAATATCGCGTCGGGCGACAGTCCTGGCGTGGTGATCGGCATCGAGAAAGATCCGGGGCAGGCCGGCAAGTTCGAGGTGGAGGAATACGTCAAGGCGCTGGCCGGCTACACGGTCGAGACGCCGCCTCCCAAGGGCGACAAGGAAGTCCGCGCGGCGCCGTTGTCCACCCAAGCGGAGCACGGCCGCGTCAAGCTGGTACGCGGGGCCTGGAACACGGACTTTATCTCCGAGCTGGAGAACTTTCCGAAGGGCGCTCACGACGATCAGGTCGACGCCGCCAGCGGCGGATACGCCTTGCTGGTCGGCGGACTGAAACAGCCCCCAGCCGGCGAAACGGCCGGCGATGCCGAGCAGATCAGGGATGCCTATGTCCCCGACGCGTATCGGAACCGGGGTCCGTTGGGCCGGCTGGGGCGGATGTTTGGCGGCGCGGGGAAGTTGTTCAATCGTGGTTGAGCGATAGAGTAGGCAATGGCACTCGATACTATTTATAAAGCTTTTTCAGCCGGCCTGACTGCCTTCCGAGAGGCCGTTTCGGTACCGGCCAAGGCCCATCTCCGCGAGGCGGTCGGGGTGACCGTCGACAACGACGAGGATCAATGGCGCCGGCTGACCGGGGACGTTAACCGCGATCTGTCGCCCATGACCCAGAAGCGCATGCGGGATATGGCGCTGTATCTCTGGGAAGCGAATCTGCTCGCGAACCGGCTGATCGAGCTGCCGGTGGCCTATTTGCTGGCGGAAGGCGTGCAGCTTACGGTCAAGGATGAGAAGAACCAAAAGGTGCTAGACCGGTTCTGGAGGGACCCGATCAACGAAATGGACCTGAAGCTGCCGCAGAAGGTGCGGGAGCTGGCGCTGTACGGCGAGCAGTGTTATCCGACCTTCGTCAACGAGATGAACGGCCATGTCCGGCTCGGCTATCTGGATCCGGCGTTGATCGAAACGGTGGTGACCGATCCGGATAACCGCTCCCAGGTGATCGGCATCGTGACGGTGAAGGACAAGAAGGGTAAAGCCCGCCGCTACCGCACCATCATCAACGGGCCGGAAGAGGTGTTCAGCGCGCGCACCCAGGAGATCCGCCAGACGTTCAGCGATGGCGAGGCGTTTTATTTCACCATCAACGATTTGTCCAATGGCCGCCGCGGCCGATCCGATCTCCTGGCGCAAATCGATTGGCTGGACGGCTACGAGCAGTTCTTGTTCGGCGAACTCGACCGCGCCAGCTTTATGCGGGCCTTCCTGTGGGATGTGACGCTTACCGGGGCGACGCCCGAAGAGGTGGCAAAACGGTCGAAGGAGATTTCTCCGCCGGCGCCGGGTTCGGTGCGGGTGCACAATGATGCGGAAACCTGGGCGGCCGTGACACCGAGCCTAAATGCTCAGGATTCCAGCGAAAACGCCCGGCTGTTCCGCAACCATGTATTGGGCGGGGCGACCGTGCCGGAGCATTGGTATGGCGGGGGCGGCGACGTGAACCGGTCGACCGGAGAGAGCATGGGCGAGCCGACCTTCAAGGTGCTGTCCATGCGCCAGCGGGTGATCAAGCATATCCTGGAGTCGATCGGGCGGTACGTGCTGCGCCAGAAGGCCATGGCCCACCAGGAAGCCGAGCCCGATTTCTCCGATGATGCGTGGAATGTCGAGGCCGGGTTCCCCGAAATGACGGCGCGCGATACCACGAAATATGCGGCGGCGCTGCAGCAGATCGTGACGGCCGTGGGGCTGGCGCTCGATCGGGGACTCTTGACGGAGCCCACGGCCGTGGCGCTCATCAACGCGATCGCCGGGCGGCTGGGTGTCGAGATCGATGCCGAGACAGAATTGGAAGCCGCGCGGCAGGAAGCCGCCAAGAAGGCCGAAGAGGATGTGTTTAAGGACCCGCCGGACGATTCGGCCGATAGTCTATGACCAAGAAGGAGCGCGATAAACGGTTCAGGAAGGCCCGCACCCAGGTTATAAAGGCGCGTACCGCTTTATTGAAAGGTACGCGGGATGAGATTGTCGCGCTGCTGAACGATGTCGCCGAGCAGATCCGGGTACTGCTGGCCAGTCAACCGAGCGATTACCAGCAGTGGTATCTGCCGCAACTGCAAAAGGAGATCCAGTCGGCGCTGGCAGCGGTAGGCGACAAGTCAGCCGGCGTAATCAGTACTAAGGCGGGCGAGGCGTGGGCGTTGGGGCAGGCCCTAATTGAGAAACCGCTGGAGGCCGGCGGTCTTCGTATCTCAGGCGTGCTGCCGGCGCTCGATACCAAGCCGCTCCTCGCCATGCGCACGTTCATGACCGACCGCATCCAGGATGTCGCGTCGAGCGCCGCGGCCAGGATCAACGGCGAGCTCGGACTGGTGGTAATCGGAGGCCAGTCGCCCGGTGATGCGATCGCTAATATCACCAAACTGCTGAAAGAGCAGTCGAAAAGTAGGGCGACGACGATCGTTCGATCCGAGATCGGCCGGGTTTTCGCGACGGCCTCCCATGAGCGGCTACAACAAGCGGGCGAGTCGGTGCCGGGACTCAAGAAACAATGGCGCCGATCGGGGAAGATCCACTCCCGTCCGCAACACGATGCTGCGGACGGGCAGATTCAGCCGCGTGATCAGCCGTTCATCATCGGCGGACATCGGCTCATGCATCCCCACGATCCTAAGGCGCCTGCCTCGGAAACCATCAATTGTGGCTGTGTTATGCTGCCGTTCATGGAGAGCTGGGACGTTTCGATCCCTGGAAAAAAACCATTCAGTGAGGAAGAGATTCGGTTGAATCCGACGAAAGCGGATATGACCACAAGCCGGCCGATTAATGATTATTTGACGAGATAAATTCCCGATCGAAGGCCACCGTTTTTGCTTTCACACTGTGAAACAGATTTTCATCGACCTTCCGTTTTTGTCCTTCTTCTTCCAGGGTCTTCCAGTATTTATCTCATCATTCCGTGATCATTTATCTCACTCCCGTTCAGCCTCCCTTTCTTTTTCGATTCCGGGCAAGCTGGGGCGGCCCCCCCAATCCCCGACCCTGTCCGCCCCGCCCACCGGCTCTGCGTTCGCGGGTCCGGCCTTATTCCCGGCTCACGCCCCCAACCGCGCCCCCTCCGGAATCCCCTGGGGTGTCACCGCCCCCGATCCGGCTCCCACGGCTCTAAGCGCGGGCACGCGCCCCGCTGAGATCGAGCGTACCCCCACCGCCGGCGCCGCCGCCCCAGGGGTTCCGCCCGCTGCCCTTTTAAGCCAGCGAGCCGCCC